CCTTGGTTGAGAATACCAAGGAAGTCTGTTCGATATTGAGTCGGTTGAACTTTGCTGATGACCCTAACTTGGAGAACATGCGTCAACAAGTTGAGCAGTCATTGGCTAACAACCACCCAGAAAGTCTGCGTAATGACCCCGACCTCAGACGTACCAAGGCTGAGGAAGCGAAGGCAATCATGGACAAGATGGGTGCATTTATGGGAGGTAACTAATGGACTTAGAAAGAAGAATCGCCAAGGCAAAGACGGCACTCATACTTGAGCATCCGTTCTTTGGTAACTTGGCAATGAACATGCCCTTTGAATTATCAGAGGATGTTCCAACAGCGGCTACCAATGGTAGCCGTGTGTTGTTTAACCCTAGCTTTTGTGAGCCATTGAAAGACGATGAACTGTTGTTCCTCGTTGCTCACGAAGTTTGTCACCCAATGTTCGAACACATCTTTCGTTTGAATGGTCGTGACCCAAAGCGTTGGAACTATGCAGGTGATGCTGTCATCAATCCAATGCTTGAAGACGAGGGCATCGGTAAGTTTATCGAAGGTGGTGTCATGGACAGAGACTTGCTCAAGCAAGGTGGTGGTACTACCGATGGTGTCTACAACTTGTTGCCACCAATGCCCGAAGATGGTGATGGTGGGTATGGTGACGGAATGAAACCATACGATGACATCGAAGATGCAGGGGAGAACTCTTCCCCTGCTGAGATTGAGCAGAAGAAAGCAGAGTGGAAAGTCAAGGTTGCTCAAGCGGCTCAGTCTGCAAAGATGATGGGCAAACTATCAGCAGGACTTGAACGATTCGTTGGTGACTTGATGAAGCCACGAGTGAATTGGAAAGATGTCATGCAGAGGTTTCTTGTCAAGCAACGTACTGACACGAGGACTTGGGCAAGACCAAACAGGAGGTTCTTGTCACAAGGTATGTATCTACCGAGCGTATCGGGTGAAGCACTAGGTGAACTATGCTTTGCTATCGACACATCGGGTTCGATTGGCGAGGAGGAACTCACTCAGTTTGCGAGTGAGATTACCAAAGTCTACCAAGACTTATCGCCTACCAAGATACATGTCATCTACTTTGACTCTGTTGTCTGTCACTACGACTGCTTTGAAGATGATGAGCCAGTAATCAAACCACATGGTGGTGGAGGTACTGCGTTCAGTCCTATCTTCAGATTCATGCAGGACAAGGACATTGATCCTGTTGCCTGTGTCGTACTCACAGACCTGTGTTGTGACGACTTTGGTGACGAGCCTGCGTATCCAGTCCTATGGGTATCCAACATGAAAGGCACTGCCCCTTGGGGTGAGGTCGTATACATGGAGGGTGTCAATGACTAGGCAACTCGTAACTGAACACGACATAGATGAGGTGTTTGAATACGCAAGTAAGGAGATACTCAACGGCTATATGTTTATGCACAGAGCCAATGGGTATCTCTACTTCAAGCATAAAGTAACAAGAGGGTACATCGAAATACCCGACAAAGAAATAGCTTATCCACAAGGAGGTAACAATGGGTCAAGTTAAAAAACTCTGCATTGAAGCAGAGACAATGTTGGTCACATGCTTAGATGAGTATGGCATGACCAACGAACAAGCGTTCGAGAAGATACGCAAGGAACTAGGTACTATGGCAGAAGAACATGTCCGTAGTTTAATTAAACAATGGAACAAAGGAGATAGCACATGGCAACAGTAAGATTTAGCCAACAACTGCAAGACGATATCGTCAAGAATGCAGAGCGAATGTTTGATGACAACATCGAACAAGCAAAGAAGAACTACCCCAAAGACTGGGGTAAGAAACTGTATGACAGTTTGTTCTCAGCAGATATCCAAGCAAAGATGAATGCTTTGCCCGATGGGTATTTCGGTAAGATTGAAAGCCTAGCACTTACAGGGTTCAAGAATGCACCCGAAGATGTATGGCAATCAGCACATACTAAGGTGGACACATGGAAACATGTGAACTTACGTCTACAACTACCAAGTCCATTGCCATTCCCACCAAAGAACGAGTGGCAAAACAAGGTAGATAGTGGGTACTACATGGACTACTCAAGGTATGAGATTGATTACCACAACGAGAAGTTTGAGTGGTTGCATGAACCATTCAAGAAGTACACACAAGGTATCTTCAATGCAGAAGCTAAGAAGGATGAGTTTGTAGCAGGGGTCAAGCGTATTGTGACTACCTATACAACACTAGCACCTGCATTGAAAGCATGGCAACCATTGTGGGATTTACTACCCGATGATGCCAAGGAACGTCACAAGAAAATTACTGAGAAGGTCAAGCCAAAGACAGCAGAAGATATTGGTGTAGACCTAAACAGTATGACGGCTCAAGTAACATTCAACAAACTAACAAGAAAGTAGAGGTAACTATGGAAGTAACTAACAAACAAGAACTCATCGAGTACATCAAACATGAGATGCAGAATGAGAGACGATACGTCAGTTATGCAGACACAAACAATGGTGGTCGTAGGCTAGAAACCTATGACCAGTTTGCCAAGGAGTTTGCAAGGTGTCGTGACAAGTCGAAGGGTCGTAAGATATCGGCAAGCTTCAGACTGTTTCAAACAGTACAACAAGGTGTCACATGTTATGATGTTCACGTTGAGGGGTACGGCAGTACACCTTTCATGCGTATAACACCTGACAACATAGTGGAGTTTGTTGCACCACCATCTGTGGTATGGCAACACTCACAATCTATCGTGTCATCAGCGTATCGTTGGATACCATTCATGTTCGAACGACACAAGAAAGGTCTGTATCGGGTACAACATACAGGCAGTCATGCCAAAGCAATGGTTAGCAGAGTAGAAGATTGGTACAAGAACCAACTAGCGAAAGCTGAGATGTTGTCTGACAATGTTGGCGAAGCTATATGCAATGACTTCAAGTCATCATGTTACATGGCATCATACACCATACAAAGCAAAATGATGAAGGAAGCACCTGCATACTTTCAAGGTCTGAAGTTCAACATCATTACTGGTGAGTGTCTCAATCGTAGACCCGATGACAAGTTCGTTGAGAAAGCTGACGAGCGTAAGGTATGGCGACAAGCACTAGCCAAGTTCAAGCGTGGTATCAAAGCAAGGGCAAAGGTTCGTGCCTTTGATCCATTGATTGAGAAGGTGTGGGCAGAGAGACAAGGGCAGAGTACATACCATTGGAAGCAACCCGATTGGTCTAGTCAACCTTGGCTTGACTTGCTTGAGAAATCAATACGAGACAACGAGTTCCCAAAAGAGTTGTTGATTGGTTTTTGTTCTACACCACCGAGTGGGTACTACCAACAGTCCAAGCCTACAAGCAAGGAAGTATTTGATGGTGTTCACAAGATACTGACAGACATGTCGGTTGAATTGCGTAGACGATTCAATGTCTTTGAGAAAGAAGGGCATGATGAGAAGCGTGAGGAAAAGTACAAGTATACCTACTATGGAAAAAATACACTAACAATAGAAGAAGCGAGGGAACTATGACAGTAATTGCATGGGATGGAAAGACCCTTGCTACTGACAGAATGGCTAATGATGGCTCTCATAAATGGGAGTCATCAAAGGCTTGGTATGGCATGAGCAAGGAGAAAGAAGTAGTAATCATTACAGGTGTTGGACTAGCACACTACATCAGACAACTATCGGAATGGTATCAGCAAGGTATGCCCGATATCAAACCCGATGTACCACCTAGTCAAGCAAAGCTAATCGTTGTGCAGAAAGACGGACTGTATGAATTATCGTACAAGATGTTGCTACCAAGTACAGCACCATACTCTGCGTTTGGAGATGGTAAGGAGATAGCGATTGGTGCGTTGGCGATGGGTGCTACTGCAAGTCAAGCTGTAAACATTTGTAACGAACACTCTTTACAATGTGGTAAAGGTGTGGAATTATTCACTTTACATGGAGGTAACGATGAGCAGAAAGAATGCTAAGTATAAACGAGGTAACATACTAAAGAAAGCAGACAAGCTAACATCGGTAGACAGACAAGACGACCACGGAGACTTTGCAGATAATGCTAGAGTTACGGCAGAGTTGTGGACTACATACAAGGGGGTTGAGTTTAACCCCCACGATGTACCAGTCATGTTAGCTTTACTGAAAGTAGCTAGGATAAAACAGAACCCCGAGCATGTTGATAACTATGTGGACATGTGTGGCTATGGTGCATTGGCAGGAGAACAAGTTCCTACAAGGGGGAAGCAATGAGAGTAATCACGATTGACTTTGAAACATATTATAGTCGTGAGTATTCCCTATCTAAAATGACAACTGAAGCTTACATTAGAGACCCAAGATTTGAGGTTATTGGTGTGGGTGTAAAGGTAGATGATAACCCACCCGATTGGTATAGTGGGGAGGATGTCGGTAGGTTTCTGAACTCACTAGACTATTCGGAAGATGCTATCC